GAAAATAACTTGGAAACTCAAACATCTATTTGGCATGGTAGTTACCGCGATAACCATTGCATGTAAAAATTCACCATGATGTCTTTCATGGTTGCATGTATATTCTCGGCGCACCCAACATTTAAAGTAGGGGACGTTACTTGTAAGATAACTCATTTTTTTGCTTTCGGTTTTTTACCTTTACCAAAAATATGTGCATCTACTTTTGCGGCCTTCCCTCCTGTAAGCACACTGTTTACTCTTGCCATCGCCCATTGGTTAGGAGAAGTTCCTGGACGGTGACCAGTTTTATACGCGGCAAGACCTTTACGATACACTTGAGCTAGCTGACCAGCCGTTACTTTTTTACCTTTTTTACGGGCGGCTTCTGCTTTTTTCGCTAAAGATTTTTTTGTGCTTTCGTTTAAAGACATATGATTACGCTTTCTTTGTAGAACCAAATCGTTTTCTAAAAGCCTTAGTGTATTTTGATTCTTTCGTTTTTCTGCGTTTACCACTTTTAGAAAAATCAGTAGAAAATTTGTAAGCACTAGGGTCGTTATCTTTTTTCTTTCTGTTCTTTTCTATCTCTTTGCGTCGTTTTTTCTTTTCTTCAGGGCTTAACCCAGCAAGATATTTAGCTGGGATTTTTCTTTTAGGGTTCTTTTTACGGCTAGCGGGAGATTTTTTAATCTGCTGTGCCATATTACCTCTCGCTATAGTCATTAAAACAACCTAGGAACTGCCGCCGCCGCAATAATTAAAATAGCAATACCCCACAACCTCATGTCTAATTTATCAAGTTGTTTTTGTATTTGGGCGTAACGCTCACTGCAATCTGACTCATGTTTTTCTAATAACTTTAGAACATCATCTGCTTTCATTTTACCACGCCTTACAAGACCAGTACCGCGCACTAAATTTATCTTTAGCACTAGCACAATTATGACGAGCCCTGAAAGATTTGCGCCTCGCAGGAATATCTTTTTTAATACTCATATTAGGATCCCCAAATCTCACCAATTTTACTTGGTCGCCCTTTTTAGCCAACACTGCTGACTTTTTAGGACCTTTAGGGGTGCGCTTTGGTTTATTAAATCCAGGAAAAGTTTCTCCTCGGTAAGTTAATTTACCAGAAGGGGTTCTTTTTACATCCTTCGCGCTAGGCATTACGACAAGAATACCGTAATAGAATCAACCGCTGTTAGGGTAGTAAGTGTTGGACTACTAGAACACCTAATACCTTCATCAGGAACATAAATTGAATCTGTTTGGCCTGTTGTTGAAGTAATATCTAAAACAGTTGCCCCCGAAGCACCATCTTTAATAACAAAAGCTGGAGAGCCTGAAGAATTCGTTTTTATATACACACCTCTGATCCTAGCGGGACCAGCAAAAAATGCACCTGTTGCAGTTCGTGTAATAGCTTTTACATCTGAGCCAGCCATATTTTTCTCCTTTTTAAAAGAGAGGGGCTAACCCCTCTCTATTGTACACTAAGCAATCTGAACATACTCAATGATAAAGGTGAACGATCCTGCTGTTGTTGCGTCCACAGTGTTTGTAATGTTGCAGAAAATATTTCTTGCGGCAGAAGTATACTGAGGAGAAACTGGAGCGGTAGCCGCATTCTGTGTTGTCGCAACTAATGTGGTGGTTGTCACGTTGCCGATAACAACAGTTGTTCCACCATCAAGGATTTCATCAGTAATTGCCGCAACAATCTGTGCGCCAGAGCTAGATGTACCAACTTCGTAACCAATATCGCCTGTTCCAATAACTGGAGAAACATCACAAAAGATTTTAATGTCAGTGAGGATTGTGTTTGCTGGCTGTACAAATGTAGCAATAGTCGGGCTATCACCTGCTGTAGTGTTTACTGTCACACCAGAAGCGTAACCAACGTGCTTGATGTACTTATTGGTGAAAACACCAGTAGAAGCAATAGAAGAAGTTTCAGTTATCGCACCTGTAGTGCCGTCTTTGTTGATAACTTTAAAACCGTTTTCGGAGCGGACTGCTCCGTTAAAAGTAGTAGTAGCCATTTAAGTCTCCTGTCTTGGCTAATGTCAACCACCCAATGTGGTTGTCAGGACTTGCAGAAACTATAAACGAAAAAAGGGCGGCTCGCAAGCCGCCCTTTTCATTATCTGATGTATTAGGCTCCAGGAGAACCGAATACACAACGCGGATCTGAAACACCAAAGCTATAACGCTCACGAGCTTTATAGCGGACGTTACCTGTATCAAAATCGCCTTCCATGGAAGTCTTGATAGCCGCACGTTCAAAGTGCTTAAAGCCGTTAGGTGCATCTGTTTTAATGAAGAACGCATCTGTATCGGTTAGGAAGTGGTTGACCACATAACCGTCAGGTAGCATACCCATATTACGCATTGCATTAACGTCGTTATCTGCTGTTCCAGGACGAAGATTAGAAGCCATCAAACGCTCAGCTACAAACTGGAGTGCTGGTGGGATAATCAACTTACGACCCTGTAGAGCAATTTTCAAACCACGCTCATCGATAAAGGCCGCAATATCAATTAGCGACTGCTCCAAAGATGTTTCGTTAAGGTCTGCTGGTGTGCTGAGCTCGTTACGCAAATTACCACCGCCATTAGTCGGGTGGTCAGTTGCACAAAGCTCTTTACCATCACCAAGAGTTACAGCACTGTTAAACGCATTGTTTAGAACAGCCGCCGCTTTAACTTGCTTGGTATTCGCCATAGAACGAGCCAACGCACGAGTGTAACGAGAACTCAAGCGGTCATAAAGGTTATCCTCTACAGCCTCTTCAGTAATCGCAAACGCCAGAGCGATTGTTTCGTGTGTATAACGAGCGGTAAATGATTCGTTTGCAGTATCAAATGAAACTGCCTGACCCTCACCCTTTACAGGTGCGGCTCCGAATCCTGACAACATAACCTCTTCTTCAAACGCACGGTCTGAAGATTCAGTTTCGTAGATTTCGGCATGCTCATTGTCATACCGATCATACTCCAATCCGAACAGGGCATTAAGTCCTGGCTCGAGTTCTTTAAGGAGTTGGGATCTTGCAATAGCCATATCTAATTACTCCTTATAGACCAGTTGTTGCGAGGTGGAATGGGAGATTCAGCTTAACTAGAGCAACAACACCAGCGGCGGCATAATCAATATCAGCGACATCTTTAAAGCCGATGATACGGAAATTATCCGTAGCTGTAGTTGCACCAGCAGAAGCTACAGAAAGCTCTCCACTTGAAATTCCATTAGCCGTTTCTGAACCAAACCCTGCGCCTTCAGCATTTGAATGAATCAAAGCTGTTGCCGTAGCTAGGTTAGTCAAAGTAGCATCACATTGTACTTCGTATACTTGAGTAGGATCATCGTATACAAATACAGTTGCTTCTGTACCAGACTTCAAAGTTGAAGTTCCCGGATAATGGTTAGAGAAAGTAGGCGTACCGTCAAGAGCGATATATTCGCACCCTGCCATAACTCCTAGAATCGCCACTGAACCACCGTCTGCCGCACTTACGTCTACAAGACCGTTAGTAAGAGGAATCACCATATCACCTTGATAAATGGCTGATGAAGATCCTGCTACACCGTTGATTTGTACTTTGTAAGGTGTCATCCCATTGCTGTTCGGTGCTGACCCTAATTTGTTATGAGGACGCAAACCAAAAGGCGAATCAATGTTTGCCATGATTTTAGTCTCCTAAAAAATTACTCGGAACCACTGTTGGAACCGAAGGTTACACGAGATTGCCTATCAGGTTTACTAATAGGCATTGATGGATGTTGTTCCCTCATAAGATCATTATCTACAGCGTTCATTTGGTCAGCTGTTTGCTGACTATAATAGTCCGTGCGCTGTTGTTTTGTTTCTAGTGGGAACCTTGCAAGCACCAGACCGCCTACACCAATCACGCCAGCATGTTTACCATCCTGAACTGTAGGTGCTTCAAAATCTGGGTACTCATCAGCGCGAACTAATTCAAAGCCTTCGCGTAGGCGAGCAGATAGGTTTTTCTTATCATCGTAGCCCATGACTGATTCACGGATCCAACGATGAACAAATCCTTCTGGAGGATTTGGGGCGTCTAACTGAGACGGAGGTCGCCACGGTTTAGCGCGGCTTGTTGTTTCCCTTGTTTGGGAAGTGCGTGGGCTTCTATCGGTCATAATACCTTCCTCACGAATTCTGCATACGAAGGAGTTGCTTCGCATACTGTTCATTAGTTATACCAAGTTTGCGAGCTATTGCAACTTGAGATTCGCTTAACTTTACAGATTTTTTATTAGAACGCTGAGCTCCTCTGTTAGCCCCTGCTACTGCTGGACCAGAACTTCGCGCTGTTTTACCGCCAAATTTATGCGGGAAATCTTTTTGAATGCGGTCATCAAGCTCTTGGTAGTACTCATCACTTTGGGGGTCAAACCCTTCTTCTTCTACCAATTTTTTATGAATACTGAACGCAGTCAACGTCATAGGTTCATCTGTGCCAAACCACTCATTTTTATCTGCCCATTGCTGGGCTTTAGGGTCTGGTGTAGGTTGTGGGGCTTGAGGTTGCTGTACTGCTTGTGGCTGTGGAGCTACAGCGGCTTGCTCACGTTGTCTTTTAACATATGCTAACCGTTCTGTTTCATGGGCTAATTTAGCTAAGTTTTTCTGAGCATCAACTTGACCATCTACATCACCTCTGTCAATAGCATCTCGCAATTTATTTTGTAGAGACTCTTCTTGATAAGTAACCCTTGTTTCAAATTCATTTACAAAAGATTCATCTAACCCTTTAGTGCGTTGAGAAGACTCTTCCAACTGTTTTTGAACAGACTGTGCATATTCCAAAGCGGCTTTTTCACGTCTTTCAGCTTCTCGCATTTTAGCCGTCAGCTTACTAATACGTTTTTGAACACCATCGCTATAACTGTCAAGCTCATCGCTAGAAGATTCTTGAGTAGTAGGCTCTTCTACAGCGGGTTCTTGGCTATCCGTTTCAGTTTCGGTTTCGTTTTCTACCTCTACTTCTAGCTCTTCTGTTTCTTCAAACAGTTCTTTTTGTGCTTCTTTAGGCATGAATTACTCCATGGGTTAAATGTGTAGGATGTCTTCTGGGCTAGCAATACGAGCTAATACTTCGTCATCATTAAGGAGGCGAACTTCTCCACCCTCAATTTTAAAACGGCTACCCGCGTATCGTCCAAAAATAACCCAATCACCTTGTTTACACCAAGGCTCTGCATCATTTCCAAACTTATTATTATCTTGGTAAGCTAAAGGACCTACTCGCAAAACGTACCCACAAACAGTTCCCACAGCTTCGCGCTGGACTGTTTCTTCAGCAAGGAGAATACCTCCTTTTGTTTGTTTTTTACCCTGAAAAGGCAACAACAAAATCCTCCACCCTGTAGGCTGAGGCAATCTATCAATAGCTTTTTCAGAAAGTTTTGCAGGGTCTAGAACAAGGTTTTCGCTTTTAACGTAGGCTTTTTCTAGTTCACCTTCTTTTTTAGGGTTCTGGGCTTTATCTTCTGCCCTCTTTTTTGCAATGTAGTCAGGTACTATAAGTGTTTTACTCATCTATTTTTGACACCTTGTTTAGCAGGTCTTTAAGATCCTGTTCAGTTTGAGCAAGCTCCCCGAGTTTAGCTCGGAGTTCCTTGAAGGCGGTATAATCAGGCACAGGACCATGACAAATAGTCTCACGCACTGAATTTGACCGTTCGCGTATCATCTTAAGCATATTTTCATAGATGTAAAGGTCATTCGACATCAGACAACGCCCTCATACGATCTACCAACCGTCTAGCCCTATTAGTAACTTGTTTATACCAGCGTGAATCGACCATTTCATCTGCGGCTTTATTCCAATCACGAGCATCCACCCCAGCCTTCATTCCTTTAAATTTACTGAGTCTTGGTCTGCCCATATTGAACATCATATTTGCAATAATATGCTGACATTCTTCAGGTAAATCATCAAAATCTGGGTACAATACTTTGCACTCATCAACAGTGACAGCCATATCTAGCGAAAACAGTTGTTTTACTCGTTCTTGTTCTACAACCGTACCAACAGCCTTGCCATGCTCTTCGTCATTTTCTTTGATAAGATGCCCTATACCGCAAGTCGGAAGACCGAGGTGGTCTAAATACACTTCGTACTTACAACCCTCATCTTCTGCGATTTCTTCGCGTAATTTATCTTTATTCATTTTTTGCCTTTCTTTGCGCTACCGCCACGTTTTTTAGCAGTTCTGGCCGCCGCTTTAAAATCTGCGGCACTCGGTGCGCCTTTTTGCCCAGCTTTTCTCATAGGTTTGCCGCTTTTTCTTCTTTTATGAATGTTTGCGTATAAACTCATTTTTTAAATCCTTTTAATCCACGGATACCGAATGATGCGCCAATACTTGCATACATAGCCCATTGAAACCATTCAGGTGTATTAGACAATGCCGCAAAACCTTCTTGAACATAAGGTTGCGTAAATGGGATAAAACACATTGCAATAATGATAATAAACAAAATTGTCCATGCTTCATCTTTCCAACTATTATCACTGGCCTGTGCCATTATCTTTTCCCAGCCAGCTTCATGCGTCGCGGCTGTAACCATAACCTGTGCTTCCGCTTCAGCCCTAGCTTTCGCTACTGCACCTTTAGCTTTAGTTTGCTCAACTTTAGATTCCATCCAGCTACCAGCTAGGTTTGCTATTGGACCTATGAGTGCTTGTATCATTTTTGCATCCCCATCATTGTTTCAATTTTAGCAATGCGTAATTCAAGTTCTCGCACACGTTGAATGTTAGCTTTTACTGACTCAGGCGGTTTCCATTCATCTATCCAGTCGTCATTCTCTTGAATTTCTTCCCAGTGCATTTTTTGTTCATGCTCTAAAAAAGCCAGCCGTTCAGTAATCCCAAAATAGCCCCAAACAGATACACCTGTAAAAGCAATTAAGGCTATTAAATTTTTAAGCGGGATGGTAAATTCGCTACCCTCATTTAATTTATTTGCCATCAGTATAGCTCCTTGTTTGTAGCTACCTTAACAGGTTTACAATAAGCGGTTGCTCTGTGTTTAGCGGGGACACCACTTAAACTCCCATAATTACCGTATCTTTTAGTTATTTGAGAAGCAAAATAATTACAATCAACTACTGATCTAAAATACATATCTTGACTCTGTACTTTGCCACCTAATACAACTACCAATAAAAACGCATGAATCATTCTTTAGACTTTTTATCTGCGTAAGCATTTGCTCCAAAATAAGCCGCAACGAGTGCGCTGTTTGCGACA